TCATGGCGGTCGCGGCGAAGCTCGGCTTTACGCCCGACCGCCTCGGCACTCGTGATCAGCGGCGGATTGCCGCCGTTTTGCGGACGCTCGGCTGGGATTTGCAGCGCACCGGCAGCACACGCTGGTGGAGGCCCAAGGTGTGACGCAGTGACGCCACATGACGCCAGTGACGCCACCGCCCTTATAAGGGCATACGTGTGTGTGCGCGCACACATGGGGTTCTATGGCGAGTGGCGTCACATGCGTCACAGGCGTCACGCAGAAACCGCCGCGAGATTGGAAGGGATTGAACCATGACTGACGAGCCACCGCTGTCGATGGACGAGGACCGCTTCGCTACGCTCGCCGAGATCGCGCAATGGGCACGCAGCGAGATCATGCGCGAGGTGTATCGGCGGCTCGCGCCCGAGGATGTCAACGCTGGCGCTTCGCTCTACGCGCTCACGGTGGGCTTGATGTTGGGCGATCTTGCGCAAGCGATGCTCCATGATCTCGACAACATCGTCGAGGCGACCAACGACATGTGGCAACATGCGGGATGGCCGTTGCGAATCGGGCTCACCTGCAAGCCGCCACCGCTGGCGAAGGCGAGGATGCAGTGACCGCCCCGTTCCGCAGGTTGGGCGACTGGGCAAAAACGACCGCGCCCCAAGGAAACCTTTCCGGTGCCAGTGATCGAAGGCGAAATATCCCATGAGCCATAAGCTTTCGCTCGCGACGAAAGCCTTGCATGGCACGCATCGCGCGCCGAGGCCCGCGGCTCCGTCCGCTGTCGGCACGCCGCGGATCGCGAGGCCGGTCCCGCCGCCGAAGGACCTCGATCCCGATCTGCGCCGGTTGTGGCGAACGCACATGGCGTTGCTCGTGATGAACGGGCGCGCCGCGATGTGCGATCTCGTGGCGTTCGCCCAGATGATCGAGTGCGGGCACGCGACCGAGATAGCGCACAAGGCCGCGCTCGCCGAAGGCCCGACGACACCCGGACAGCTCGGTGAGGAAAAAACATCGAGTGCGTGGCGCGTGTGGCTGATGACGCAGAAGCAGTATTTCGACTGGCTGGCGCAATTCGGGCTGTTGCCGCGGGCCCGGTCCGGCTTGCCATGGCTACCGGCACCGGCTGATGCTCCGCTCCGTCTCGTGGAGCGCGCCGGATGACAGCATCGAGCCTCGACGCCCTGATCTTCCGCGCTGCTCGCGGTGCCGTTATCGACAAGCGGCGAGGCCGACGCCGACGCTCGCGCCCGCCGTTCATCGCGCACCCGTGGGATTGGTGGGAGCCGGAGCAAACCGCCGAACATCTCGCCGCTTGCGTGTCGGGCCGCGACGGCAAGGGGGAGTGGAAATCGTGGACCGATCTCACCCTCGCCGAGAAGTGGGCCTATTTCCACGAGGACAGCGTGTCCAAGGGCTTCATCATCGGCGGGGAGCCGCTCGCAATCGAGGTGGAGTGATCCGGCTCCGCATAAAGCAGCCAGGATTTGCCGCCAGGACGCGCCAGAACGGCACGGAGCCGAGAGACTGACCGCCGGAAAAGCCTGACCGGCCTGTAGCCTCGTCCTAGAGGCCGTGGAGGGCATGTCGCCCGATCCGGTGCGGCGTTTCAGCCGGTCGCCTGTATGCACGCCATGATATGGATAATGCACACTGAGGATTAACGGCTGCGGCGGCCTTCTACGTAACCTGAGGCGTCCCAGCGGCACACACAACGGAGTCAAAGTATGTCTGAGCTTATGGTTTGGCGGATGGAAAAATGGATAGATTCCCACGTGAATCCAGCATGGATACGCGGGATGCGCCTGACAATGTATCTCGTGTATATCAGAAATCCGAGCTACTGGAGATGGCGTAGCTGGAAGGAATTGCTCTGTGCTGCCGTGGACGAGCATAACCGGCTAAACCGTCTGGGAGATCCATACCCGCCGGGTCATCCGCGAATTATCGTAGTGCGTCCCGACATGGTGCTGAACTGAAATCACACAGGGGTCAAACCACACATGCCAACGCATTGTGTTGTTTGAAACGACCGTTTCGGATCGCATAGGTTGGATCAGGTCGCTTCTGCCGTTCAGCACCTCCTTAAGCGTCTCCCGAGCCCGCCAGGGGCTTCCCCCGCCTCTAGCGCCTTCCTAGGCCCGCCAGAGGCCATATTCGATCTTACGCTTGCGCCGCGCGTCTCAATTCCCGTAGCGTCTCGCCCAACGTGATCGACGCGCTGGCCTGACGGCCCCGCTCCCGATCCGGCGATCCGGCCCGCTGCACAAAGAAAAATTCGGGGCCGTTCATCTCCACAATCCACGCGCCCCGCGCGCGACCTGCATTGCCCGTCCATCGGGAGCTCGTTCGCGCGTCCGGGCGCACGAGATCGCCCCGGTTGTGACGGCGGGCCGGTGCGGGGCGACGGGCGTCCTACCCGGTTGATCCATCGGTCCGCACTGAACGAGGCCCGCTTGCCGTGAGCTACATTGCCCGACCCCGACCGCCCGAGCCTGACGAGCTCACGCTCCGAGCCGTGTTCGAAGAGCTTTCCGATCTGCACATGATCGTGCAGACGCTTTCGCATCGGATCACACGCGAGATCGCCGACATCACGCGTCGCCTGGACGCGCTAGACGCACAACGGTCCGGCGATCGCCCGCTAACTCGACCACAGACGCACACCCAGAACGAGGAAACCGACGAATGACGACGCTCGCCTCGATGCGCGCGCTGCTGGCGCGCCGCGACCAACTGACGCGGGAGCTCCGCCAGATCACCGACAACGACGAGAACGTGACCGACGAGGGCACGCTCAACGGGGAGGCCGCGACGAAATTCGCCGCGCTCCGCGCGTTGCTCGACGAGCTCGAGCAATCGATTGCGGCGAGGGCGCGGCTCGACGACCTCGAGCAACGCCGTGCCGGTGTGCCGCTCGACCGCGCCGGGCAGACATTCGAGGCCGAGTGTCAGCGGTTCAGCATCACCCGCGCGATCTCGATGTTTCTCGGCGACGTGACCGGCGACGGGCGCGAGCGCGAGATCATGACCGAGCTCGCCAAGCGGGGCACCAGGCGCGGCGGCTCGATCACCGTGCCGCTGGCCGCGTTGAGCTTGAACGGGCCGATGCAGCGCGCCTTGAACGCGAAGGGGATCGAGACGCGTATCATCTCGACGACCACGCCTGCAGCCGGACCGGGATCGAGCCTGATCCCCGTGATCCTCGATGCCGAGCAATATGTCGATGCACTCCGCCCAAACATCGTCGTGCGCCAGCTTGGCGCGCGCGTGATCTCCGATCAGCGTGGCTACCTGAATTTCCCGCGGCTCAAGACGCCGACCGCACCGGGATGGTTCAGTGAAAACTCGCCGATCCCGACGTCCGATGCAGCATTCGATCAAGTGCAATTCCGACCGCATCATGCTGGCGTGATCGCGACCTGGACGCGCGACATGCTACAGAACGCGACGCCGGATGTTGAAGCGACCTTGCGCTATGACATGGCGATGCAGCTTGCGCGCGAGATCGATTTCGGCGCGTTGTGCGGCAGCGGAAGCGCACCGCAACCGATGGGCGTCATCTCTAATCCGAACGTGCCGGTCATCGCGACGGCAGTGGCGAGCTATCAGCTTTCAGTCGATCTTGAAGCATCGCTGTCCGGCTTGAACGCTTTGGTGCCGAGTGGTCGCTATGGCTTTGTCGGCAATGCCGACGTTCGCAAAAAGTTCAGGGGATTGCTCGATCTTTACGGGCGACCGCTTGGGCTCGATCTGCTGTTCTTCGCCGACGAAGGCTACGCGAACGCGTGGACGAACCTGCTGGTGACGACGACCGGCACGCCGTCGACCGCGCCGCTGATCTTCGGCAATTGGACCGATTTGGTGCTGGTGCTGTGGAGCGAGCTCGATCTCCTGATAGACCCCTACACGCAAGGCGGATCGGGCAACGTGCTGTTGCGCGGCGCGTGCACAATCGATACGAACGTGCGGCATCCCGAATCGTTCAGTTGGGTAGCTGTCGACCTGTCGTGACCGACGAGATCGAACGCCGCACCGGCGCCGCCGAGCTCCGCGTCGAGGGGGGAAGGCGATTGATCGGACGCGTCGCGCCGTTCAACACGCCGACGCGGATCGCGAACTTCAGCGAGGAAATCGCCCCCGGCGCGTTCCGGGCCTCGCTCGCATCCGGCGCCGATATCGTCGCTTTGCAGGATCACATGCCGGATCGCCTGTTGGGCCGCACGAAATCGGGCAGCCTGCGACTGGCCGAGGATGGCACGGGCCTGAACTTCGCGCTCGATGTGCCCGATACCACGCTTGGCCGTGATCTGCTGACGATGGTGGCGCGCGGCGATGTCGGCGGAATGTCTTTCGGTTTCATCCCGACCGATGAACGCTGGCCGAAACCTGATCACCGGATTCTGCGCGGCGTCGACCTACGCGAGATTTCCGTGGTGGCGTGGCAACCGGCATATCCGAACACCACGGTCGCCGCGCGGAGCCGTCACGCCGCCCCGGCAACTGATCGAGCCTCGCGCTTGCGCTTGTGGGCGCGGACGCTGTGAGCCTGCGCGAACGCGTCGGACGCTGGTTGCTGCGCGACACCGAGCGCCGCCAGATCGGCGATCCCATGCCGCCGCTCGCCGGCAACTATGTCGTGCCCTACTACGGCACCGTCACCTATGCTGAGAACCTGTCCGCGGTGCTGGCGTGCGTCTCGGCGATCTCCGCCGCGATCGCCACGTTGCCCGCGCTCGTCTACCGCCAGGACGGGGATCGGCGCATCGAGGACAAGCGCCATTGGTTGAATGCGCTGATCGCGCGTCCGAACACGCTGCAAACGTGGTGCGATTTCATCGAGTGGCTGGTCGCGCAAATGCTGCTCTACGGCAACGCCGTCGCCGATCCGGTGTTCGACGACACCGGCGCCGTCACACAGCTTTCGCCCGTTCCGTTTTGGCAATGTCAGCCAATTTTGGTGCCTGCTGATCCGTCGCAGTCGCTGGGCCCGACCGCACCGAGCGCACGGCTCGCGTTCGACATCATGCGGCTGGTGACGCCGTGGGGCGGCTCCGCTGGCGTGCCGAAGCGGATATTCGCCGACGACGCGCTCTATCTTCGCGACCGCTCCGACACCGGAATTCTGGGCCGCTCGCGCCTGTCGCGCTGTCCCGCAGTGCTCGAAGCGAGCCTAGGTGCACAGACATTCGCCGCGAGCATGTGGGCGAACCAAGGCACGCCCAACGTCGCCCTTGAGCATCCGGGCGCGCTCTCGACGGAGGCCGCGCAGCGCGTCGCGCAGTCGTGGCAGGATACGATGGCGGGGCCGATGAACGCAAGAAAACCGGTCGTATTGGAAGAAGGACTTAAAGCAAATCCTCTCAATTTGAGTGCCGAGGATAATGAATTACTTGATGCCCGCAGATTTTCGGTTGAGGAAATCGCGCGCATCTATGACGTGCCGCCGCCGATGATCGGCGACTGGTCGAAGGCGACTTTCAGCAACACGTCGACGGCGTTCGAATGGTGGGGCAGCAAAACGCTGTTGCCGATTGTGAACAAGATCGAGCGGGAATTTTCGCGATCGATCATCCTCGATCCGGCGATCAGCTTGCACCTCGATCTGTCCGGAATGCTGCGCGGCGATTTCACGCAGCGCACCGCCGCCTCCGTCGCGCTCGTGCGGTCCGGCATCCTGAGCGCGAACGAGGCCCGCGAGATCGAGGGCTTCGGCCCCATCGAGGGCGCGGACAAGCTGGTCATGCAAGCGACCGGCGGTAAGCCTCCGGGAACGGCGGACGGCATGGGCGACGAAATGCCCGCCCTCAGTGCGTCGCTGAACGGGAGCGGCAAGAAACCCGGCAACGGCGCTCTGTCACCTTGACAAAGGGTTGGCCCCGTGTCCAAGATCGCCTCTGTCAAATCTACAGAGATGGGCCTCGTGACCGAAACGCAGACGTGGAGCACGCCTGATGCTCTGAAGATCGCAGGAATAGACCCCGTTCGTTGGAGCAATGCGGTGGCGCGCGCTGGCCTGCCCGCCCCAGCGACCGTGCCGGGGCGCGTGCGGAGTTTCACGGTGGACGACATCATCGTTTTGCAGGTTTTCCAGGGATTTCTGGACATCGGCGCAACACCGCAGTGGGCGGCAAAAATCGCTTATCTGGTCGATACCGCGCTTAAGCGAGACCCCAAGGCGAAGTCGATAGCGATTTGCAAAGAGGTCCGCGCGAACGGTCAACCTGAGATGGTGGTGTATGAGAAGCCACCCGCTCACGCCGATGTAGTGTTTCCGATGGACCTTGAGAGATATCGCCGGGTGATCGGTCGGTCGCTTCGCGGGTCAACAGCCGGCACATCGCGCGGGAGAGCTGACTGATGGCTCAGCACCATGCCTTGCCGCCGACACTGGCACCGCGCGGCCTGTGCCGTGAAGCGGCGGCCGAATACGTCGGAGTGTCGCCAGTGAAATTTGATGGAATGATCCGCGACGGCCGTATGCCGAAGCCGAAGCCGATCGACGGGCGCAATGTGTGGGATGTTCGTCAATTGGATGTAGCGTTTTCCGCTTTGCCGTCTGGGGAGGACGTAAACCCATGGGATGAGGTGTTGCCTTCCCAATGAGCAAGATTTCACTGGCCTATGTGCATTGCTTCAAGGATCGCCACGGGCATCTCCGTCACTATTTTCGCCGGCAGGGCTATCCGCGCATTGCCTTGCCCGGCCGACCGGGATCGACGGAGTTCATGGCCGCCTATCAGGCTGCGCTCGACAGCCGTGCTCTGCCCGTCGGTGCGGGCCGGGCGGCACCAGGAAGTTTCGATGCGCTGGTGGGTAAATACTACGCCAGTCCCGAGTTTTGTCAGCTCGCCCCAATTACTCAGGCGACCTACCGCAATCGGATTGAGCAACTCCGTGCGGCACATGGCAGCAAGCCTGTGCTCGGGTTACGGCGTGAACATGTCCGGGCGATCATGGCGGCCAAGATGGACACGCCAGCAATGGCGAATGGGCTGCTCAAGGTCCTACGCATCCTGATGCGCTTTGCCCTGGACGAAGGCTGGCGGCACGACGATCCGACGCTGCGCGTGAAAGCCCTTCGTTCAGAGTCCGAAGGCGTCGCCACCTGGAGCGAGGCCGACATAGCTTCCTTCGAAGCACACCACCCAGCCCGCTCTCGCGCGCGTCTGGCCTTGCGGCTGCTGCTCTACAGCGGACAACGAAAAAGCGACGTTGTGCGCATGGGCCGTCAGCACGTCCGCGCGGGCCGACTCGATGTCCGGCAACAGAAAACGGGCACCCGACTGTCGCTCCCGATCCACCCGGCATTGCAGGCGGAATTGGACGCCATTCCCGCGGATCGACTGACTTTCCTCATCACTGCGGAGGGACGCCCATTCACTGCGGCAGGTTTCGGCAATTGGTTCTCGGACTGCATCAAACAGGCGGGTCTGCCTGCCGGGCGATCTGCTCATGGACTGCGGAAGGCGTGTGCGCGCCGACTGGCAGAGGCTGGTTGCACGCCAAACGAGATTGCCGCCGTGACCGGGCACGCGAGCCTACGGGAGATCGCGCGTTACACCCGAGCGGCGGATCAGGAGAGGCTTTCGGACACTGCAATGGAGGCGCTGCACCAGAGGCTCAAAACGAACGAAGCGTGAAGATGGCTGGCAACCCTTTTGCGGAGGGTTGCCAATCGGGACGTTAACTAATTGGAAAGGCTGGCAAAAATGGACCGTATGGAGGTCCGGGCCGGAATCGAACCGGCATACGCGGATTTGCAGTCACGGGCTGTATGCAGACTTAAGGTGACAAGTCAAGACGCGGACCCGTCTGGACCCGCCATAAACCAACCTTTTCCTTGCTCATCTCCAGATTTATCAGCCATGATGCGACCCAAGGTGCGGGTCCCCGTGGGTCCGCACAGGGTCCGCGGACCAGGGTGCGGGTCCACGTGAAGGCGACTGCAAAGCGAGGTGCTATGCCCAAGATGTCCAAACTGACGCAACGGTCCGTTGAGGCTGTCATCTGCCCACCCGGGAAAAAAGATGCACTGCTGTTCGACCGCGAGTTGCGAGGCTTCGGGCTTCGCGTCACCACAAGCGGCGGCAAGACGTTTCTGGCGCAATATAGGACGGCCGGCACAAAGCGCCGGGTGGCGCTCGGCCCCTTCGGCGCTCTGACCGTTGAGCAGGCCCGCAAGGCGGCGCAGGTGGTGCTAGGCGAGGCTGCAAAGGGAGGGGACCCGTTTGCTGACCGCAAGGCAAAGATGCAAGCGGCGCGGGCCGCAAAAGCTGAATCTGAATATACTTTCCGGACCATGGTTAAGGCGTGGTCGGATGCTCGCGAGGGCGATCGGCGGCCATCCTATTTGCGCGAGGCTGTCGCCTGTCTCACTCGCAATCTGCCAATGTGGCGGGACCGCGCTGCAGGTTCGATCACGCTGGCTGAGGCTGTCCGGGCACTGGACACAATCAAGGCTCGGAAAGGGACCGTGACTGCAAACCGGACCCTGGCTTACGCTCGCGCAGCTTATGGTTGGGCCGTGAAGCGCCAGCATCTTATGCTGAATCCGCTCCGCGGCATCGAGCGTCCCGGTAGAGAAAAGGCCCGTGAGCGCGTTCTGAACGCGGAAGAACTTGGTGCGATTTGGCGGGCGTGTTCCATCCTCGGCCCGACCCTCTCCGGCTTCACGCGAACGCTGATGCTAACCATGCAGCGCCGCGCGGAAGTCGCGGCGATGCGTTGGAGCGAACTCGACAACACCGCTGATCCTACCGTGTGGACGCTTGCTGCAGAACAGTCGAAAAACGGCCGTCCGCACGTGGTCCATCTATCCGAGCCGGTGCGTGCGATTGTGCGGGCGATGCCAAGGCTCAATGGCAATCCCTTCGTGTTTGCTGGTCGGGCCGGCAATCCAATTAAGGCATTTAACTATGCGAAGGCGGAAATAGAGGCGGCACTGGTCGCGGGGAGCAATTCTCTGCCCGACTGGCGTTTTCACGACTTCCGCCGCGCCGGCGTTACCGCGCTGGCTGGCATGGGGTTCCCGCCGCACGTGTGCGACCGACTCCTGAACCACGTCACTGGAGCGATCTCCGGCGTGGCGGCAGTGTATCAGAAAGCGGAATTCTTGGCCGAACGAAATGCGGCGCTGGACGCCTGGGCCGCGCATGTGCTGGCAGCCGCTGACCAATGCGAGAAGACCCAGAATATGGCTCAGCTGCGGATCGGCTGATGGGAACTGGACGCAGTGTGCGACCGGACACCGTTAGCAATGCTCGGGTAAAGCCGGATGAGGTGAACAAGTGGTTCGAGTGCGCAACAAAACGACCCCCGCTGCCCGATGCTGGCGCGTGCTCGCGCCTCGCTGCGATCATCGAGCGGCAGAGGCGAGCGACAGGTAAGGACACCCCGAGAAAGCTCGACACAAGGCCAGTAGCCGCGGCAATAAAGGTCGTGTCGGATCACCTTGCTCATGCGCGCAAAAAATGGATGCAGGGGAAGGAACTACTGCCCGCCCGTGACGTCATCTGCGCCGCGAATGCGGCAGTCGAGTGCATCGGGCGCGCCGAAACGGCGCTGTCCGCTGCCATTCCCTATTTGGAGCTAGAGGACACTATGGCGCGGGCCGAGAAATCTTGGCATGCCGCTGCGCGGAGGCTGTTTCCCCACGTGCTGCGGGAGTGGCTCGCGGTCGGACGCAAATGGAACTCTCCGCATCCCACTGACCCGATCTGCCGGTTCATTCATTTCGCTCTCGGGCGCATCGAACCTCCGGCTCCATCCATAAACGCTATCGCAATGGAGCTTCGTCGTTCGCTTAAAAACGGCGGGATACCGGCACTTTTTCTACCTCAGCAGGCTAACATTCAGCAGCAGCCAGATTGTTAGCCTGGATGTGGCATGTTGCCGTGGTATATCGGTCCCTGACGGCACAAGGCAGCCGATTGCAGAGGTAGTTACGATATGGCAGCATCTACGAGAGGGGACGAACTCCTTACGGATCAACAACTTTGCGAATTACTCAACGTCACGCCGCGCACGTCGCTGCGCTGGCGGCGCGATGGTCGCGGACCACGTTTCATCAGGGTAGGGGTGCGACGCGTCGCCTATCGTCGGCGGGACGTCGACACCTGGCTCAGCGCTCGCACGTTCGATCACCGTGCCGCTGAAGCAGCCGCCCGCCGATAGGTTCGTCTGTCGGGGCATCATAATCTCGTTCGCCACAGCATGGACCACGAGGATCAGCACGACCGCGAACAGTCCAGCGAAGTGGGGGCGGGCACAGCTGCGTCAAATGTCGTTGCCTCCATGGATGAACCGACGCCGGCAATCGCGCCGCTAGTACCTGGAATCAGAGTTGAGTGATACGGCGATTTTTGAACCGCCGCTGGTGGACTTTTTCTTGGTCCAGGCGAAGGGCTCGGCAGTCTCATTG